ACCTTAAGCTCTTCTGATTGGAGCCGCGCCCATGCACGGTCTACTTGTTTCTCAAGGCGATTAGATTTAGTTTCGTCGCCATCATCGTTCACGTAGTAATCGTACGCAGACTTGTGCAGTACGTACATAGCGGCACTCTCCGGCAAATCCTCAACGGGCAGCAGAAGTACGGCGTTCACGTACACGGGTGCGTTTAGAACGAAGGTATGATTTACGGGGTCGTACAGCTTACCGCCACGGCGCACCAAGGGTGACTGTCCGTCAACGGGATCAATGTACAGAGTGTCCGAAGGGATAATAATCTGACCAAGCTCATTCGGAGTGAGCTTGAGATTGTATTCGGTATTGAACCACCAGCCGCGTGTCTGCATCTCGCGCTTAACGCGGTTCAGTTCCACCAATGCCGATAATACGGAAGGGTGGTCCGAGGATACAGTTGATACAGGACTTTCGCCAATCACGTTCAGCATGTGGTTCAGTACGTCCAGTGTTGTAGTCATCCTGAACTCCTAAAATGAAAAAAGCCCTCCCAAGGCCGAAGCCAAGGGAGGGCGGATTGCATGCCTACATGCTTATCGGATAGTCCGGCCTAATTAGGCGCGGTATTTGTTCACAGTACCGCAAACGTCAGGACGGTTTACCGTCACGCTGAATGCGAGGAACGAGTCGATGAACCATTGCTTCTCTTTACGGTCGAACCAGATGTCCGAGGTCAGAGGAATGGTCTCACCAGCGAGGAGCGACTTGGGATGCAGGATTACCGCAACTGCGTCTGCTTCCTCGGCAGTCAGGTTGAAGGCGTTGCCGTTGTTGGCATTCGACAGCTTGTGATCGGTGATCGCAGCGGTAGGAATACGAGCAGTCTTGATGATGCGAGCACCAGCAATCTCGTAGATCAGACCTTTAGCGTAGTCACCGTTGCCAGCAGCAAAGTCACGAGAGAGCAACTTGTCGTTGTCGCGGAGAACTTTGTAGTGCGCAGGGCGTACGAATACAACCAGTTCATCAACCGGGATGTCTTCTTCTTCCATCTGCACGATGATGTCTTCGATAGCACCCGCGAGTTTATCGGGGTCCAGATCGTCGCCACCAGCCAGAAGCTCGATAGCCTTACCAGCACCAATCGAACCGTTCAGGCCCGAAGGAGCAGCTTGGTGCGAACCTTTGATCGCTTGGATGATGAAAGCTTCATCGAAGAACTTACCGAGTTCTTTACCGTGGTCCATAGCGAGTTCCATACGAGCGTCGAAGTGCGTTTGCAGTTCGTTCAGCATCGAGCGGTTGTCGCGTGCAAGGATTACGGTATCAACGGTCAGCGCAACTTTACCGAAGCCAGTAGCGTTAGCAGCCGGACGAACGCCGGGAACGATGGCTTGCAGTTGGGTACGACCAACGCGGTTATTTACGATGGTGTCAGTGTTCTTTACCGGGCGAACACGGACGAACTCACGCATCATCGAAGCTTTTGCAAACTGCGATTCAACTTCGCCGCCGTACTCATCGAGCAGGAGGCTTACGTCAACATCGGACAGGTGCGTAGAGTCTTGGGGAAGACCAGTCATGGATATACTCCGTTATTATTGTTGTTTGTGTGAAGCGGCACGTTGTGCACGTAGCGAGGCTACAGCGTGCATGTCACCTTTAGCGTGGGCCTCTTTGACCTTCGCAAGGTAATCTGCACGGCTTAGGTACTCACCAGTGGATTCGCTGTTTGTGAACGAGCGTTCCCCGTGTACTTGTTTCCGCGACAATGAACTGTTACCGTCTGCCTTCTCATAAGCTGCAACGAGGTCTCGTGCAGCCATGACAGCAGCGGTTTGGTTCAAGTCGAACATTTGGTTTAAGCCTTCCATCTTGGCCTTAAACGCCGGGTCTTTAGCAGCCTGCTGCCGCGCCCACGTTTGTACCTTTTTGTAGTTAGCTTCACCACCGACTTCTTGGTAGACAGCTTCAACCGTTTTCTTTGTGTTGGCGGTGACAGTATTGTAATACGTCTGTACGCCGTTAAGCACGAGGGTTGCTTTTGCCTGACCAAGTTTCTCAGTCAGCTTCGATACGTCGATCTTCGAGAAGTCGCCAGTTTCGATAGCTTCTTTGAACAAAGCGTGTGCTTCTGCAACAGGAATCTTAGCTTCCTTGAGCATGTCCACAACTGCATTCGCATTCGCATCACCATAGTCAACGTATTCGGTAGCAGCTTCGTCAGCGGCTTCCTCTTCGGCCTTCTTGGCATCCAGCGCAGCTTGTGCGTCTTTGTCGGTTTGCAACTGGGCGGCTTCCGCCTCTGCTACTTTCGCAGCAGCCGTTGCTTTCTCTTCCGGGGTCTGTTCTTTGACCGGAGGAGCGTTGTTCACTACAGGCGCTTGAGGAGCACCGTCTCCGCGATTGCCGCCATCCGTTACGGAAGCGGGTACGCCGGGAGGTAAGCCCTTATCATTGCCATCAGTAGTAGTCTCAGTTTCTTGAGTCATGTTGTCCTCTTATTACTCTTGTTGTACAGCTTGCTTACCAGCTTCCTCTGAAATGTTAGCCGTGGCCTGCATCTCTAGGGCTTGCTGTTGTTGCTGCATAGCGGCTTGTTGCTCGGCCTGTAGCTGTGCTTGCGATTTGGTAAACTTCTCGTAGTCTACACCACGACGAACACCAATATACGCAGCAAAGCGTAGCGGATCAATAACTGCACGAATCTCTTCGGGTACAGCTTCAAGCGTTTGCAGATCGGAGATGAACATACGCAGATTATCCAGATCGCCAGCACGGCTCAACGAATCGAGGCCAGTGATGATCTGAGGATAAATCGTTTTGTTTGTTCCGCCGATCTTGAAGTTAAGGCGGCGCAGTAGCAGTACAGCTAGGCGCAGTTGCCATTCTTCTGCAAAGCGGGAATAAATACCGCCGTGACTCACTTCTAGTTCCTGAGCAACGAATCGAATCTCTTCTTGTGTTACTCGCTCGGCATCCCGAACTACGGAACTGTTTAACAGGAACGCTTGACCAATCTGTGCTTGGAAGCGTTCAATGGCGCTCATTACGAACTGCATGTCGAACTGTTTATTAAACTGCGGCGTAGTGATGTCGCCTTCTTTACCTGTGTGGTATGTACCTGATTCCGAATCGTTCAACGCCTTAACGTCCAGCACGGAGGCAGGATCAACAAGGAACTTAATGTCGGAGGCGATACCCACCATGTTTACCAGTGCGTTGTTAAGAACGAACAGGGCATGGAACGAACCTGCATAGTCTTCTACCAGTCCGCGTCCGTAGTCTTCACCACGTACGAGGTTCCACGTTAGCACGAGGTACGGAAGTTCTTCCGGGGTCCACGTTGCCGTAGAATCCAGCGGGAAGTCATCCGCGTCTTGCTTCATGTGATACTTGCCATCTTCTTTTAGGCAAATCTGTGTGTAAATCGTTACGTCAGATGTGTCCTTGTACTTCTTGCCTTTGCCTGCATCCCGAATCTGTTTCTGGACTGCCTCTGGGAAAGTAGAGAAAGCTTTCTTGTCACGAGTCAGTATCTCGATAACCGTTCCAGACAAGTCGCGTACGACACAGTAGTCTCGTAGACCGTACGACTGAACACGTCCGTCTTCGGGATTGTATTCAAGTGCGTTGCCAGTCACCACGAGAGCCTTTGCAATCATAGTTGCCTCGGTGCGGAACCGATTATAGTCGAGAAGCTTCATCGCATCCTTTTCGGCTTGCGCTAGAGTCTTGTCGAGGTTGTCCAGAACAGCTTTTGCATCCTCGTCCTGATTCTCTTCGGCCTCGTAGTTGAGGTCGTTGATTACATTGGAGGCTACGTTCAATCGGAAGAACGGGCTGTACGGTTGGAACAAGGTCATGACGAGCTTGTTGGACAGGTTGTTTACGGCACGAGCGCCAGTGGAGTCCACCGGGCCTTGCTGTTCAGTGTCTTTTACACCTAGTACCGGGAATACGTATGGAAGAGTCCATAGTGCGTAGTCCTCACAGCGGCGGTACATCGCTGTCTTCTTGTTGTCTAAAGTCTGCCATCGTTGATGCAGCTTCGACCCTTTCTGTTGTGCGGGTCGGCTGAATGACATCCCTCCGGCGTAATCGTCGGACATAGCGCCTCCTTAAATGTTAAGGCCGCTTTGTCCTAAGCCGCCCAGAATGTCAGTGCCACTCGACTTGCGGCGTACGGTGCTACGGCCCGTTACTCGTTGGTTCTTCACGTCACCACTTGTACCGATGCTTACAGAAGCACCCGTATCAGTAACGGCGTTAGGAGCAGGAGGAACTGGCAGTTGTGCTTCCGGGATGTTCGGGGACGGAACCTTTGGAGAAAGGATGCCAAGAACACCGCTTACAACTTTACTTACGGATTTGAACTTACCCATTTTGTTTCCTTATTAGGATTCCAGTTGGATTTACCGCATATCCGAATCGGGATAGTAGTTTGACGAATGCATCGTCTCTTCCTATTCCGGCTGTAGCTGTAGCAAAGGATACAACGCACTCTTTATGATCGAACCACTGAACTACTTCATTCGCTAGGCGGAAAGCTGCTCTTGCGTTTCTACGATCAGGTAGTATGTAAAACTTAGAGAGATAACCAAAGTACTCGTCATGAAACTCGTCAGTACGCTGTACAATAGCAAAGCCATTGAACACGTCATCAGAATAATCTACGAGTATATCAGTATCAATATCATTGAACATACTATGAAGAGTACTTAGTGTATTATACTCACTATACACTATAGGATACATAGACTCAGATACAAAGGTGCTAATAGCTTTAGCAACATCGGATATACGATAGTCCCAAGTATCAACGATCATCGTATGACACCTAGGAGCTTGTCGAGAAGGGATTGTCCTCTTGGATCAGGACGCAGATCATCAGCGTTGCCGCTGACGGTAGTTCCTGTAGCGGACTTCAACACGAAGTCGATCACACTTCTCTGTCCGGCATTGTACTGCAAGTCATCTTGCGATATGCCGGGTTTCACTTCCATCGGAGGGAACCTACGGGATAGCTCATGAGCAAAGTCATGGCTTACTGGAGGAACGGCTACGATGTATAATTTCTTTTTCTTCATTGTACCTCGCTTGTTGGTACTATATAGTGTCCGCATTAGCCAAAAAAGTAATCAGATTCAATTACTTCATCCAATTTTAGCAATCCGTGACGTGGCGGGTCAGGCAGTACTATTCCTGCATGATCCTCGTTGAATATCTTGAAGTCAATAAGCGGATCGCTATCGCCGTATAGCTCGACAAAAGCTTCGCGTATTGCTTGGTGTAGTGTATCGGTATCACATGCATGTGTACCGTAGTCGTCGTGAATGAACGCAAAGTCGGTCACGCCGTACTCTACGGCTTTGGTGCAGGTAAGCATAAGGTGGCAGGCATCCATGCTGTGCACGAAGTTAGGGGCTATGCCCAGCCTGTTTTTTAGTACGTCCATCGTACCTATCTGCTCTCCGACTTGTATCTTGAAGCTACCCGAAAGCTCGGTCATAACTCGCGTTAGCTTCACCTTCTTTCTGTCCTGCACTACAGGGAAGCCAAGAGGAGTCCACCAGACAATGCTGCTGTTCCCTTTGGCGATAGTGCCTGCACATTTCTGTAGCCAGTCCATTGCGCGCCTTGCTGCCACGACTACCTCAGCGATACTGGCCCACAATACTGGGGTCAGGAACACCGACATGCGGAACCTTAGCTCCTTGGGAAAAGAGTCTCCAGCTTCCTCGACCATGTACTTGTAGATGTATTCCCTACAGGACTGGACGGTGGAGCCATAAGGCAGCGTCATAACGGGACGCTTGGCTAGACCTCTGGGCAACATACCGTCTTGCTGCTGTACGGCGAACTTTTGCCACTCTACGGCCATCTCGCCTTCCAGTTGCATAAGCTTGCCAGTACACACGCGAGCTACCTCGGCATAGATGTCCGAAGGGCGATCCTGCGGGACAAGGTTTGTAGCACGTCCGCCCACTTCATCGCGCAGCATGGCGGAGAAGTTTTGCAAGCCGTTGCAGCTACCGTCCAGCCCGATAGGAAGCTGGCTCATCATCGACGGGCCTTCCTTCATGTACCGGGCGTACTCGAAACAGAACGCTAGGAACTGCCACGGCTTATCGGCAGCGCCCCAGAACTCTGTGTTGCTTAGCGGGTCTTCTGCGGTTCGACGGATATATTCAGCATTATCTTCTGTCCACTTTCGTCTGTCGTCATACGGAAGCTTGTCTTCCCCGTAGCAATTAGCTCCATGAACAGATAGCCAATAAGCTCCTCGCTCGGTGAGGGGTCTCCCACTTGCAAACGCAAGGAGTCCTTTAGCGAAGTCAGGGCCTTGCGGGCTAAGTCCTGATACGGTGGAGTAGATGCGCCCTCTAAAGTCGCACTGATGTACGAACCAAAATCTCTCATAGTCTTTGAACTCCGTTGCTAGTCTTATTACGCGCACCACTTGGAAGCACTTAGACACGCGGTCTCGCTCCAGTGTGTGCACCATGCGTGCCTCTGCTTTCCATTCCTCGAAGGCTTGCTTCTCGCGCTCGGTAAAGCTCTCCTTCTTCTTGCCCTTCACAGGACTTTCAGGAATGATGTACGGCTCAGACTGCGGCAGGCCAATGGGCAATGCGCGGTCCCAC